CAACTCATTTGCCCGACCATGATGTTTTAACTCCTCCGATCCCTTTCGGCCGGCACTCCCGGGATGTGGGAGGTAGTTCCGGTCCGTGGAACGTTAAAAATCCGGATGTATTTAACGAAACTTTTCGTCGTTGTAAAAAACACGCAAGAATAAAAGGACAATTAAATACAAAAAAAGACATATAAATTTTAGTTTCACGTAACGTTGACACAAAACGATTTCGAAAACTCGAGTGAGGTTTCAAAAACAGCGTTTGAAATTAAAAAAACTGCAAAATTGCGTTAAAACCCTACTCGTTTAAATGATTTTATTACACTTTAACCGAATAATTTTAAAATAAAAATAAAACCTCACACGATTAAAATGTATATACATTGCTAATTATAAGTGCATTATGTATTTTATTTCCTGTTTTGTTGTAAGGTGTAGTAGGGTTATTCATTTTAATTTATTTTACGGAACATGTTTTTAATTTCCTATCGTTCTGTTTGTTATCATGTTTGTTGTATGCGTTGTAAGGTTGTAAGCAGTTTTGTGTTTTTTCGCTTCGTATAGTATATATATATCATATTATTCTTTAAGTTATTAGTAATTAAAAGAATAAGAATGTATATATAGATAATATGTGCATGAAAACGAAGAATTTCCGGAGTTCAATTTTCGAAAATGGTCAAATCCAAAAAGTTAAGGGTCGTGAAAATGAAAAAAGGGGCAAACACGTCTCTACGAACCCAGCCCCGCCCTATCGCTCTGAGGTAATTACATCGGCTTCGGGGTGCGATATATGCCATAAATTAACAAACGGTCGACCCAAAAGAGCCGACCGCATGGTAAATACGTCAATTACGTACGAAGTATGTAATTACTGATTAGATTATGTATTTGTTTGATGTTGATCAGCCGAATGAGCTGACCAGTCCGGAGTAGTAGTTGCTCCCTGAAGGGAAGTTATTCATGCCAATGTACAGGGTGTCGAATGCATCGGTACCATCCGTTCGAGTCTCGAGTTTATCTTCCTCGGTCTCTACCAGCTTCTCACCACGCTTGTCTTTCCGGAATCCATTGCTGCCGATGTACACGCATGTTTGTTCCAGGGATAACAGCAGCTCTTCGTTGTTGGGCTTATTGAACATAGGTATCAATCCCTTTTGGCCTTTGAGTCCCATGTTGATGAGTGCATGCTTCTCGTTATGCTTCATCGGGTTGCCAATGAACACACGTTGCACATGCCAGCCATTCTTATTGAATGTATTCTCAACTACTGAAGCAAAGTCATCGTCGTTCACTGCATAGTTACTACCCAATGCTGTACTATCCACGTAATAGATTACTTCCTTCCGATTGTGATACCGGTAGTACGTACAGAAGTCAGTCACTAACTCAACTAACCGCCGTTCGTATTTCACATAGAACGACTTCAACACCCTAAGCTTCTCACCCTGTCGTTGTCCAGCCACTATCCAATTGATGTTGGCATTGTAGTCGAGTGCTATGCATATCGCTTCATTCTTATCCAGATCACCATCCTGCCGGCACAATGCTTCTTCTGCCTTATCTAAGTTATACTCCAGGTTCTCCAGGTAACTGTTGTCATACGCACTGTAATAATGCGATTCCTTAAGGTTGTTATAGAATCCGTCAAGTGAGGTCTTTACCTTCAGGCATAGAATAGAAGTCATAAATACCAGTGGTGGCAGATCACGCTTCATTTGCTTAATGTACGACTCCCCTAATACTTCAAGATTCTCAAGCGAACTAAACTCATTATAATCTACTGTAATACGCCTGGTCTTTGCTAATGTTTTAGCTAATGATTTATACTCATCAAACAGGTATTTAGGTGCATTATTCTTCTCAATCTGAATCCTGATCTTTATTTCATACATCCGGACAATGATACCGTCAATAAGCTCTATTAAATCAGGAAAACATTGTTTTTCGTAATTCAGAAACCAACTTCCCTTTTTAGTCGTTGGCATATCCGAAACAATAAGTTTTGAACGGTAATATGGAGATTTATTGAAATATCCCTGATATCCTCCAATGGCAGGAAGTGTTTCAGTTTTTAATTGCTCATAATCGAGTAATTTTCCTTCATCCATTGCACCATAATCCAACGTTAAGGAGTTTGAAGTACCTACACCATCCTGAGAAATGATATAATCAAGCGAACCATTATACCACGACATGACATGATCGTAATTTTCAGGTTGTATAATCGGTTCTTTGAAATGCCATTTTGCGTCGGGTCTACGGCCAATACAATAGTGTTTGTTACGAATGTACCCAAAGTCGGCTAAAGCTTTCAGTGTGCCCGGCAGAGTGCGTGTGAGAGCCTGTTGAAATGTGTTGGCAATGATCGCTCCGGAACTGCCGGGCATTCGTTGTACATTACGCAATAACCAGGGTGCAACAATTCCATGACTTTTACCAAGGCGTCGACCTCCAACAACAACAGTGGTATTGCAGGCACGGGCAATTACTTTCTGTTGTGCCGGATTAAAGTATATTTGTTTTTTATCGTTCGTCGCCATAATTCATAATTGGATCCAGGTCAATTTCTTCGTAGGTTACTTCTTCTATAAAACTGATATCTTCAGCATATTTTTTGAATGCAGCTGCAATTTTCTCTTTCAGGTTTGGAATTTTCTTTAATCCGATAACTGAAGGGTCGCATGTAATTTCGAAACTTTGAGGTTTAAGATCCTCCCAGGGAAATTCAGTTGCATCCGCTTTATCCAACTGATTGGCCGAAACACTAACTTTAGCCGCTTTAATAATCGCATCTTCATTCTTTTTAATGCGAGCCATACCAACCGCTTCATCAATCCAGGCGTTTACCTGGTATAAATGCCAGTCCTTTGATTGTTTATTGATACTGCCCAACAGGTCCTTAATCAAGCGTACATCGTCGTATGCCATTGATTTTTCAACACCATACAGTTGCATGACGTGAAGTGCAATCTCTTTGTCTTTTTTGGAGGGATATTCATTCCATAGCGTATAACCGGAGCGGATCCGCAATATACGTTCACGGATATTCACCGGAACGGCAGCCATCTTGTCAACATCAGAATAGAGATGTTGCCGGCAAAGGTCGAGGGTTTTACTTTTACTCATCGAGGGTTTGATCTGTAATGTATTTACTCACTAATTCTATGGCAATGTTACTTCCCAGTTCGGCCTGTTGTATTTCCTGCCGGCGTAACCTGGCTATTGTTTGCAATTTTGTGACATGGTAATTTAAAGAAACATCCGATGATTTGTCAGCGATATCATCACGAAGTACATCCGGATCCACGCCAATCAATAAAGCAGCATATTCTTCAACCTGTTCAATCTGCTTGCGTGTGTAATTCATAGGTCATAGTTTTAAATTTTTCAACAGCTGCTTTGAATGGGAAAAATATTTCCGGGAGCGTGGATACAATTGTTGATTCTGTTCGGCTGGTTCTGGTGGCATTCTGACTCCCTGAGATACTGACATGGTAGATATCCGATTCTATCAGGATCACTTTAGCATGAACTTTACAATAACTCACCCGGTCAAACACATTTTCGGAGAATCGTATCAGCTTTTGTGTTTTTTGTACCGCTTTCAGGTCCATAACCAATGATATCGATTCAATCAGTCCGGACTGGCGAAGCTTCAGTACCTTTCGAATGAATTCTTCCGACAAACTAAAGGTGATCACCGTTACCCGGGCTTTACCGGTTTGATTCAATACCCATTCCAACAGGTTGTAAAATTGCACCTTATTATCCATATAAGCCCCGACATAATCGCCGGGGCTTAATGGCTTTAATAGTTGATCGATCTTATTCACCACTTCCGGCACCTATGCCTTCCGCTGCGTTTACAGTTGGTTGGTCAACTTGTTTTTCGAGGCTTTCAATAGCCATAAGGATCATTTGGTCCAGGAACTCCGGAGTTAATTCTTTCAACCCAACTTTTTCGGTTTTTGAGAATGCACCTTTTACGCCTTCAACCGTGATATTATTTTTCAATAATGTTCTGATTTGCGAAATGGTGTTTTCAGTAGCTTCATCTTGTACCAGGTTCATTTGATCTACCGGATCCACAATTTTTTCTACTGCAGCAGCAGGTAAAATTTCAGGATTTGCAGGATCCACAATTTGTTCCCCTGGTACAGTTGATTCAACCTTTGATTCAACAACCTGAATGATCACTCCGGCCGCTTTCAATTTTTCGGAAGTTGCTTCGTCAATAGTCTGGCCATC